TGTCATGGTGTCCTTATTGTGTTATTCCTACAAAAAAATTATGTGGTAATTGTGATAGTTGTTATAATAAATCGTTTGCTTCACATCATAGAGTGAGTAGTTGGTCATCTAAAAATACATTAGTTCCTAATCTGGTAGCATTAAAAACTCATAAAAAATATTGGTTTCATTGTGATAAATGTGGTCATGATTTTGAAGCAATATTATCAGATATAACTAACAATGGTAGTTGGTGTTCGTATTGTGGAAATAGACAACTATGTAAAGAAGATAATATTTTAAATTGTATATCATGTTATAACAAATCATTTGCTTCAATAGAAAGAAGTAAAAACTGGTCTATAAAAAATAATAAAAAACCTATAGAAGTTTTTAAAAGTAGCGCTGAAATATTTATATTTGATTGCGACAAATGTAATATAGAATTTAAAAGTAGAGCAGGTCATATCACAGATGGTTCTTGGTGCCCAAAATGTAGGTATAAAACAGAAGAAAAAATTTTTAAAATATTAGGAAATATTTATCCTTTAATTAAAACACAAGCAAAATTTGATTGGTGTAAAAATATTAAACACCTGCCTTTTGACTTTTGTTTAGAAGAACAAAAAATTATACTCGAATGTGACGGAGAAAGTCACTGGAAACAAGTTGCTAAATGGAAATCTCCAGAGCATAATAAAGCAAGAGATTTATATAAAATGAAATGTGCAAATGAACACGAATATTCGATGATTAGAATCATTCAAGAAGACGTATTCAAGGATAAATACGATTGGTTAAAAGAATTATTGGAAAATATTGAAAAAATTATATTAGAAAAAAGAGTTCAAAATATTTATATGTGTAAAAATAACGAATATAAAGATTTTGATATTAGTATTTAATTTTGTCACTAAGAAAATATTTTTTATCGTGACAAAATTATTTATTGCCCGCCTTGACCTATCTCGAGACTTGGTCTCATGAAATCTGGGGTAATACTTGAAGTGTTCCAGGGTCCCACTGAAATTTGTGGATTCGGGGGTTCGGAACGAATTTGTAAGTTAGCATTTCTTAAAGTTTGTCCAACAGTATCAATACCAATATGGTAACCTGCTTTTAACAAATTGATATTGGCAAGGTCACCTTTACCTGCAGGATTTAATTGAGCCCATTGACTGTTAGTATCCTTAGGTAAAAGGTCAGCGGGATTTTGGTTAGAACTGTTAGGGCTGCATGAAGGAGGTAAACCCATACCAGAAGCGGAAGAGCTTCCTACAGATGAAAAAACTTCATTACCAGACTCTTGGGCAGGTTGAGGTCCAGAAGGAGCGGAGTTGTTGTATGCTTTTTTTCTGTCTTCGCTCATCATTTCGGGTCCATAAGAACCCTTAGAGTTTAAATTATTATATAACATATAGAGTCCATATAATACGATTATTGCGAACAAAACACCGCCTACACCATAATCATTCCAGAGTTTTTTTAAAGAACTACTCATTATATAAAATTAGGGATAAAATATTTTTCAAATTATTAATTAATTAGTAAATTAATTAGTAAATTAATAATATGATATTGTCTAAACTATTTTAATAATTATCTTCTAAACTTTCAGTATCTGATATTTCAGAAGAACTATCTCTACTGGCAAATTCATCAAATTCATTATCACTTTCATCAATATCGTCTAACATATAAGTTTTCTTAATATTTTTCATTTCAAGATATGCTAAAATAGCATTTTTTTTTGCTTCTTTTGCCTTTTCTCTTGCCTTTTGATAAATTTCATAAAATACTTGGTTTGGTTTTTTTAATTGTAGTGTTTCTAAACTATTGTCTAAAGTAGATGATAAATCAATTTCTTTTAAAACACTAGGGTCTTCTTCAATATTTTCAATATCTTTTGTTTCTTCTATTTCTTCTTTTGGAGTTGACTCATCTGTATTGTCAAAAGATGATAAATCAATATGTGCTTCCTCTAAATCAAATAAATTTTGAGGTTTATTTTCAGTATTATTTTTTTTATCTGTTTCTAAACTATCGTCAAATGATACTCCTAAATCAATCGGTTCCGAAGAACTTGACGTTGTAGTATTACTGTGTAAATCGACGTGTTTTTCCGCTAAATCTTGTGCTGATTTATTTATTAAATTATCTAAATCAATACTGGATGATTCTTGAATATTTTCTTCATTGGCTAATTGTTGCTGTTGCTTTTTAACGGGTTTTTTTATAAAGCATTCATCTAAAAATGGGTCAGGACTAACAACCATTGCTTGCTTAAGTTCAAATTCAATTTGAAAGTTACGTGAAGTAAATTTGAGACCTTGAATTTCTAAAATACATATGATAGGTTTATCATTTGTAATGCTTTCACTAGGTATAATTTGGTCTTTTTCATCATATATCTTAATATTATGTTTTACATTGATTCTTAATAAGTAATATTTACCAGATTTAAATATTTTAAATGGAGATGTGAAAGCGCTTTCAATGTCATCTTTTTCTAATTTTGATTCAAACCACGTATCCCTCTTAGAATATATAAGTTCTTGACATCTAGCTTCTAAATGTTCAATCCAACTAATAAAAACAGTATCATTATTATCAAACATTAAATCTGTGTATATTTTTTTACCACTTTTAATAAACCCTTGTTTTGTTAAACTTTTTGGAGTTTGTATAAATATTGATTTATTAACATTATGCATAAGTCTGGCAAAATATGCTCCACCTGCTAAAGTAGATGGTGGTCCAAAATAAAGCTTAGTAAAATCATAATCAATTGTAGGTTCAATTATATCGTCCATTCTTTATTGGAATAGAGAAAAAATTAAGAAGTGATAAAACGTATATTCTTAATTATAATTTTATTAATAATTTTATAGAAGAATAATGAAAAATTCATTAATTCAACAATGTTTAGACATTTTAAAGACAGAAGATGTTAGAAATGAAATTAAAATATTATTTTCTCCTGTTACGGATTTAATATTATATGAAATATATCCCTACATTTATGTTATTATTTTTTTGGTATTTTTAATATTTATATTAATTTTAGCAATACTTATATTATTAATAACATTATTGCGTAATCATAAAACTATATTTTTTGGTTAGTATTTTTTCTTATTTAATTATATAATGGCAACTAAAAATCGTAGTCAAAAAAAATCAACATATAAGTCTCGCAAAGCTATGAAATCACGAACTATGCGTAGCAGACAACGTGGAGGAGATTTAGGCGGAAATCCTGCTTCTGCTTGGGGATGGGGTATGGGAACGTTAGGAAATGGTTGGACACAATTTATGAATTCATTATCACTTCAACCTGGACAAAATATTAATCTAAGTCAAAGTAATAATATTGTTCCTGTAGGAGGTGTATCTCAACAAAGTGACCCTAATATGAAGGTCGCTCAATCAGGAGGAAAAAAACATCGTAAAACAAAAGGAAAAAAAGGAGGAAATTTGTTAGCAATTGCACAACAAGCTGCGGTCCCTGTAGCGTTAATTGCTATGAATAATGCTTATGGAAACCGTGTTAGTCGTCGTCGTAGTCGTCGTCGTTAAAATTATTTTTCTTTAAGTTAAAAAATAAATAATATATGAATCAACTTAAAGAAAAATATTATGTTCTTGTAAAAATTGTTTTATTCTTTGAGAATATTTATTTTGAAGCTGATTATTTGTAACATTATTATATATATTATGAACTTTTGGATGAACTGCATCTTTATTTATGGAACCATCGTCTAACATCCTACTTTTTCTACGTATATGTTCTTCTTCTGATTGTGTATAATAATGTGCAATATAAGCAACTGATTTAATAAATAGTAAAGGTTGATAATTAAATGGTCCCATTGACATTTTCGTTCCATTTATGGAATAACATCTAGATGAATCAATCATAATATAAAAATGAGGATTGGTAGCTCTTATAACGGCTGATGGTCTTACGAAGGTTTTTATATGCGGATTTAATGTTATCTGAGACCTTATAAAATTCTCCGTAATTAATCCTTTAGGTTGAACTTTAAATCCAGAAGTACCAAACATCAACCAATTTACACCTATTGAATCGGCTTCACTAAAATTATCTAATAAACTTTTTACATTATCATATTTATTTATATTTAAAAATTCATCTGCATCCAAATATAACATCCAACTATGATTCTCTTTTTCCGACATTTCTAAAGCTTTTTTCATTAATGATAATTTTACATTTCCTGAACCATTATATGTAATTATTTCTAATCTTTGGTTAAAATTATTTTTAACAAGTGAAGATATAGGGATTTTTGATAAATTATCAAATACAACTATTTTATCAAATCCGATTAATAAATGATGAGCTATCCATTCAGCTATATTGGGCTCATCTCTTGCATTTGTAAATAAAATGGTTGAAGAATTATCTGTTCTTCTACTGCTTGTCTTTAATATTGGTAGTAAATTATTATTTTTGTAACTAAACATTCTATGATATAATATTTAGAATATATAATTTTTTTGTAAACTATTTGTATGAGCTTTGAACAACAAATTCAGCAATGGGTTGCCATTGATAATCAAATGAAAATTTTAAATGATAAGATGAAGGAGTTGCGAGATAAAAAAAATAATATTTCTGAAGAAATAAATACATATATTGAAACTTCTCAATTATCTGATGCTTCTGTAAAGATTAGTGATGGTCAAATTAAATTTATTAAGGTTAAAGAAACACAGCAACTAACATTTAAATATTTAGAAACATGTCTTTCAGAAATTATAAAAAATGAAGAACAAGTTAAGAAAATTGTTGAATATATAAAGAACAAACGCGAAGTTAAATATGTTCCAGAAATAAAGCGATTATATAACAATTAATTTATATTTTTATATTGTATATGACAGATAATATGGAAATTTTTGGAGGAGATGAATTTGCACTTACAATGGATGAAAAAGGCGTAATTGTAGGAGGCGGTTATAAAATTAATTCATTCTTTTTACAAGGTGGTGAATCTATTATGACAACACTTAATAACAGCCAACAAACAGGAGGCAATGTCTCCAGTCCATTTGAACATTTGGCTGTACCTGCTGGATTATTTTACGTAAATATGCGAGTTCCAAAAAAAAATATTAATAGTGATGTTGAACAACACTACAAGTCACATGAAACTATACCTGATGATATTATCGATAAATTATATTCACTTGTTGAAGTTGACAAAAAACGCAAAAGGAAAACAAGAAAAAATAATATTAAACCAGACAAATCAAAAACTCGTAGACTAAAATAAGTTTTACGGGTTTACAAATTTTATACATATATATT